AAACTGGTCTTAAATAAATTGGATAAATAGCTAAAACTGTAAGTTCTAATAATGGCGGCAAGGAATGTAAATCTAGTTCTTGAGCAGGGTGTTGACTTTCAAGCCACTTTTACCATTAATAATGCATTTAACAATGCACCTTTGAATCTTACTGGTTACACTGGAATCTCTTCCATAAGAAAACACCCATCCTCAACAACTGCGTATCCACTGACAGTATCTTTTCCAGATCGTTTGAAGGGAAAGGTAAAAGTTTCTATGGGATACACTGCCTCAAGTGCAATTGAAGGTGGTCGTTATGTTTATGATCTAATTTTGGTATCCACGAACGATTACAGAACAAGAGCTGTTCAAGGTAATGTTCTAGTAACCCCAGGTGTTGTCTGATGGCAGAATACGTAGTATCAGTAGATCAAAGTCCAGAATATGATGTTGGTGTCAATTATGAGATACCATCAAAATCTATTCAGAATGCCAATCTTATTCTGGATCATCTGAACTCTCAGTTCGATGGATCAAAGACATTATTTGCACTAACTCATAATAACAATGTCTATGCTCCTATAAATGATCAACAAATTATAGTTGTTAAAAACAATTTGGTCCTAGAACCAATTGAAGATTATAATGTTTCTGGTAGTAATATACAGTTTACTGTTGCACCTACCTCAACTGATGATGTATTCATTATTGCTCTGCAATATACTGCAGATTTAACTAGAACTGTCAATTTTATTGTTGATTCTGGTAGCAATCCTATGAATACTGGCGTCAAAGGTTCAGTTACTATTGATGTCACTGGAACAATAGAACATGCACAGATTCTTGCCGATCAAGCTGGTGATATAAGTGTAGAAATAAAGAAATCTAATTTTTCTTCTTTTCCCACTTTCAATACAATAACTAATTCTGGATATGTATCATTGTCCAGTGCTAGAGCTATTCGTGATGATGCGCTAAATAACTGGGATAAGACTATAACGGCTGGAGACATTCTACAATTTGAAGTCGTTTCAGTCAGTAATATCAGGAGATTTCTAATCTCTTTGAAATTAAATTTATAAATAACAATAGTTATTTCATCTGTAGCCAAGAAGGGAGTTGTTTTAAATGGCACTATTAGTCCCCAATATTGGAGAACTTGAATCACTAAGGTACTTGGTTGCAAATAACAACCACGTTCCTACTCTTGGTGATCAGTCCCCCAGAAACCTTGTTCTCAAACTGTTCACATCGAACACAACACCAGCGGAGTCTGACGTACCTTCGCCAACACATTACTTTGAACCATATGGTGTAGGTAATACTAATGCATATGGTTATGCACCTACAACTGGTTATCCATTCTGTGTAAACAACAGAACCGATCAAGCGTATACTCAACAGACGGGTATCCTTCTCAACGGTTCTCGTTGGACTATCGCTCAGGTAGGTTCTGGTACTACTGCAACTTACCCAGAACAAACATTTACCTTTACTGGAAATGCTGGTGACGTATACGGCTACTACGTTACTCGCGCTAACAACATGCCCACCAACGTACAGGGTGTTGTACACGCAGCAGAGGTTGGTATTGGAACCACAGTAACTCTCGGAAACAACTCTGACCCTGTTATCGGTGTTATTGGTAACTCTTATCTAACAGTTGATCCTAACCAGAGTGTAGATGACATTACTCTTGGAATGGTTGTTGGAGGTAATGCTGGTATCGTAACAGGAACTAAGGTTATTGGTGTTGACCGAGCACTCAAGGTTATCTACTTGGATAATGCACTAATCGATAACATTCAGGTCGCAACTGATCCTGATGTCACATTCAGTTTCTCCAAGATTAGCGTAACTAATCATGGATTGGTTGCTGGTGATATCCTTTATGTTTCTGCAGGTACTGCAAATACAACAACCGCTTCTGGAACCTACACCGTCTTCAAGACAATCAATAACGACGAGTTCGTCTGTACTCCCGCAATCAACCCAACTCAAAACGGAGCTGCAGGTGTTGGAACTGCGACTCTCTATTCTAGCATCATGTATGCTGAGAGATTCACAAATGGTCCATACACTATCCAGAACAACGGTGACCAAATCAAGATCACACTTAACGTCGCACTTGACTGATATTTGATCTTTTTTCTTAATTTAATAGTTTTGAATTGTGAGGGGGTTGCTTATTATGAAGCGATCCCCTCCTTTGTGATCTCTAAACTATATGTTAGGTCGAATTGATGCCGAATGTATTCAAGTTTAATATAATACAGGCAGATTTTCCGTTTATTGCGGAAGATTATGGTTCTATTGCAGATACAACTGGTCCAGATACTGTTGATTTTGGTGAAGGATTACCAGTTCAATCTGTACCAGATTATAGTACCGATTTATATTATCCATTAGATGCAAATGGAGAACTTCTTCAGAATCCAGGAAGTTATGACGAAACTGCTCAGACTTTTGATAGTACGGGATTAACTGAGGACCAGGCTCATGATCCTACGTATCTACCATATTTAAATTACGGATTTATATACGAAACTCAGGATCAATATCCTGGCGGTGGTCTCACAGTTGAAGGACTTACTGGAGAGGCTAAGACTACTAAAGATTATACTCCTCCACTCGATCTCTACATTATTCTTGCTGGAGAAGTACTTAAGAAACTTGTCAAGGTTTGGGTCGGTACTGGTCAACTATTTGAGATCAGAGAAGACGGTGGTATAAGATTAATAAGACAAACTGGTGAAGCTTCAGGAACTCTCCGATTTGATGAAAGCACCGTGGGTGCTACGGAGAAAGTCTCTTTTGACCCACCAGAGAACAACCAACTATACAGCATTTCTGGATCTTCTGTCGAGAAGTTTGTAGCTCAGACTCCAGAAGATACCATATTGTTCACCACTGGTGGCGTTGGTCTAACCAAACAAGAATGGAATTACGGTTACTACGGGGACGATAACGATCCTGGTACATCGGGTATTATTACACTCGATGCAGGTTCTGTACCTACTGGTGTTGTATTCACTGCCGATTGGATTGGTGCTGGATCGCTATTTGGATTTGGAGAGAAAGACGAAAGTGTAACTTGGAGTTACAACAAATCCTCTGTCGGATTTGGTACAGAAGATTGGGGTTATGTCTATGAACCGGCAGCTCCAATCAGTTGGGGATCCATTACCACTCCCGTTGGTGGAGTTGATGATAATTGGGGACTTATTACCGAAACGGATCTCATCAAGAGACCATTCGGCACAATCTTCTTCGATCAGACTACAGAAGGCGAAACAAGACTCTTATATCTTTACGAAGTTACTGGTGCTGGTACTTCTGGTGGTATCACCATCTCAGGCAGACCTCTCGTCCACCCAGAGGTCGATTACACGCCTCATTATGGTATTGATAAGAACATCGGTATCGGAACCACTGGCATCCAGATCAGTGGTGAGATTGAAGATCCAATCAGGACCTTTAGTCATGTTGGTCTTGGAACACTATTCACTACTCAAGGTGCTGCAGAATCTATCACCTGGGATCCCCCAGTTGATACTGTTCTATATGATTTCTCTGGAACTGGTCTGGAGGCATTATCAGCGCAGACTCCAGAAAGAACTGTCAATGTTGTAATTTCTGGAGTTGGTACTGACGAGAAGTTCACTGCTCGTGAAGTTGGTGTTGCTTCCACAATCACTCTCACTGGAACTCTGGTTGAGAGACAGACGGATGATTATGTTGGGTCTGGAATTGCAACGATTTCTGGAGCCGCAGCAACTAGAGAAATTCAAAATTATGGTTACTACGGTGATGACAGAGATCCTGGTACTTCAGGTATTGTCACCGTATTTGGTTCGCCACTAGAAAATCCAGATACTGGTGTAACTTACATCCCACATTATGGTATCGATAAGAATATTGGTATCGGTACAACTGGTATTCAGTTTGCTATTGGTCCATATGGATTCGATGTTGAAGGTAATCCTCTCGGCGCAAGATACTACTCACCAATTTACCCAGGCAATGCAGGTGGAGTTGAAGGACCTGGTAGTCCTGGTATCGGAACCTTTAGACTTAATGATGATCAAGGTCTTACAATTACCAGAGCTCTACTACCATACTTCGGTGGTGGTACTATCAATGTCACAGGTATTGCTTCCGAGGCATACGGTAACCAACTTGATAATGATGTAACTACAGCACTCTTCGACATCTCTGGTGTC